TGATTATTGGAATAATGAAGTAGAAGGATTAAAGGGAGATCAGGATGGTTTAAACGAATACTATCGTCAGTTTCCAAGAACAGAACAACATGCCTTTAGAGACGAGGCAAAACAATCTCTGTTTAATTTAACAAAGATATACGAACAAATAGATTATAACGAAGACTTAAGAAATACAGCTATAATAACCACAGGAAGTTTTATGTGGGAAAACGGTATCAAAGATACTAAGGTTGTTTTTGTACCAAATAAAAATGGTAGGTTTAATGTTAGCTGGGTTCCTCATGTAGGACTTCAAAATAGAGTTATTGTAAAAGGCGGTGTAAAATATCCTGGTAACGATCACTGTGGCGCTTTCGGGTGTGACAGTTATGATATATCTGGAACCGTTGATAAGAGAGGATCTAATGGTGCTTTGCACGGTTTAACTAAGTTTAGTATGGAAGATGTTCCACCTAATAGATTCTTTTTAGAATATATAGCTAGACCGCAAACCGCTGAGATATTTTTTGAAGACGTATTAATGGCTTGTGTATTTTACGGAATGCCAATACTTGCTGAAAATAACAAACCTAGGTTATTGTATCATTTTAAAAGAAGAGGCTATAGAGGCTTTTCAATGAACAGGCCTGATAGAAGATTAAACAAATTATCTGTAACTGAAAGAGAAATAGGTGGAATACCTAATTCAAGTGAGGATATAAAACAAGCACACGCTGCAGCTATAGAATCTTATATAGAAACTTGTGTTGGGCAAACAGAAGCTGGTTATGGAGATATGTATTTCCAAAGAACATTAGAAGATTGGGGTAAATTTAATATAAACAATAGAACAAAGCATGATGCTTCTATAAGTTCAGGACTTGCCATAATGGCTTGTAATAAAAATTTATATTCACCAGTTAGTCCAGTGCAAAAGAAAGTTTACGATTTAGGAATTAAAAGATATGACAATAGAGGTTCTTCGTCTAAAATATTAAGATAAATGAAAATACAAACAAATACCGATAGTTCTTTCCCTAACCAAGTTGTTAGCGACGAAGTAAAAGCTAGTTACGATTATGGCTTACAAGTCTCTAGGGCTATTGAACAAGAGTGGTTCAATCAAGGAAGAGGTAATGGTAATAGATATTTAAACAACTGGAATAGTTTTCACACACTACGGTTATACGCCAGAGGTGAACAATCAATACAAAAATACAAAGATGAATTATCTATAAATGGTGACTTGTCTTATCTTAATTTAGATTGGAAGCCTATACCAGTAATATCAAAGTTTGTAGATATTGTTGTAAACGGTATGTCTAATAAGTCTTATGACATAAGTGCTTTTGCACAAGATCCTTTTTCTGTAAAACAAAGAACGGATTATGCGGCTGCGGTTGAAAGAGACATGAACACTAAAGAAGCTCTTGTTAATATTAAAGAAAACCTAGGTATGGATTTTTCTTTAACAGGAAGCTTAGAAAGTTTACCCGAAAATCAAGAAGAGTTAGATGTTCATTTACAAATGACCACTAAACAAAATGTTGAAATAGCGGAAGAAGAAGTTATAAATAATGTATTAGCTTTTAATAAGTACGATCAAACAAAGAAACGTTTAGCTCAAGATTTAACTACTATTGGTATTGGGGCTGTTAAAACATCTTTCAATAAATCAGAAGGAATAGTAACTGACTATGTTTATCCGGATAATATGATTTATTCATATACAGAAGATCCAAACTTCGAGGATATATATTATGTAGGAGAAGTGAAGTCTATATCATTAGCGGAACTTAAAAAACAATTCCCATCATTATCAGCATCAGAGTTAGAAAAAATACAAGATATGCCTGGTAATTCTCAATATGTAACTAATTGGGGAAATTATGATGCTAACACAATACAAGTTTTGTACTTTGAATATAAAACATATTCAGATCAAGTATTTAAAATAAAGAAAACAGAACAAGGCTTAGAAAAAACATTAGAAAAGTCAGATACATTCAACCCACCTGAAAACGATAACTTTGAAAGAGTATCAAGAACAATAGAAGTTTTATATTCAGGAGCTAAGGTTTTAGGTACAAATACAATGTTAAAGTGGGAGATGGCTGAAAATATGACCAGACCTACAGCGGATACTACAAAAGTAATGATGAATTACTGTATATCAGCTCCTAGAATGTATAAAGGACGTATAGAATCTATAGTTAGTAAAATTACTAGCTTTGCTGATATGATCCAAATAACACACCTTAAACTACAACAAGTAATGTCTAGAATAGTACCAGATGGTGTATTTTTAGATATGGATGGGTTAGCTGAAGTTGATTTAGGTAACGGTACTACATACAATCCAGCAGAGGCATTGAATATGTATTTTCAAACAGGTTCTGTTGTAGGTAGATCATTAACACAAGACGGAGAATTAAATAGAGGTAAAATACCAGTACAAGAATTATCATCTTCAAGCGGGCAAGCTAAAATACAAAGCTTAATAGGTACGTATCAATATTATCTACAAATGATAAGAGACGTAACCGGATTAAACGAAGCAAGAGATGGAAGTGCTCCGAGTAAAGATGCATTAGTAGGTTTACAAAAAATAGCAGCTAATGCTTCTAATATTGCAACCAAGCATGTATTAGACTCTTTATTATACTTAACCGTTAGAACTTGTGAAAACATTAGTTTAAAAGTTGCTGATGTTATTGAAAATCCTTTAACTGAAAACGCTTTAACAAATGCTATAAGTACATTTAATACAAAAACTCTTGAAGAGTTAATGAATTTACAGCTACATGACTTCGGTATTTATTTAGAATTAGAACCAGAAGAAGAAGAAAAAGCTTTATTAGAACAAAATATACAAGTTGCTTTACAAACACAAGCTATTCAATTATCTGACGCTATTGATATTAGGCAAATTAAAAATATAAAATTAGCTAATCAATTCTTAAAGCTTAGACAAACTCAAAAGATTAAGAGAGAACAAGAGCAACAACAAAGAAATATACAAGCTCAAGCTCAAGCAAATGCAGAGTCTGCTGAGAAAGCTGCTATGTATGAAGTTCAAAAACAACAAGCATTAACTGCTGAAAAAGTTAGCATTGAACAAGCTAAGTCTCAGTTTGAAATAGAAAGAATGCAAACAGAAGCTCAAATAAAAAGAGAGTTGATGGCTGAAGAATTTCAATACAACATACAGTTAGCTCAAGCTCAAATAGGTGCAGCTCAAGCAAAAGAGCAAGAAATAGAAGATAGAAAAGATAAAAGAATTAAAATGCAAGGTACCCAACAATCTGAATTAATAAATCAAAGACAGACAGATGGTTTACCTAAGGACTTTGAATCATCAGGAAATGATGTATTAGGCGGGTTTGGATTAGAACAGTTTGGGCCTAGGTAAGATTACAAACAATTATTTAATTATATTATATTATGTCAGAAGTAAAACAAGAAGGGGATTTTAAAATTAAATCCAAGAAAAAAAGCCCTAAAAAATTAGGCAACCAATCTAATGAGCCTATAAAGGTTAATATAGATGAGGTTAAAGAAAATACAACCGAAGATACTGCTAAGGTAATAATACCTGAAGTAAAAGAAGAAGTTGTTATAGTTAGTGAAACTAAAACAGAAGAACAAGCTCAAGATGGTTTGATTGAGGTTATTGAAGAAGATGAAGATGATACTGAAGAAGTTATCGAACAGCAAGCTCAACCAGTAGTTGATCAAAGAGTATTACCGGAAAACATTGAAAAGCTTGTTAGCTTTATGGAAGATACTGGCGGTACCGTAGAAGATTATGTTAGATTAAACGCTGACTATTCTAGCATCGATGATAAAGCATTGTTAAAAGAATATTATAAAAAAACAAAACCATATTTAGAATCTGATGACGTAAGTCTTCTTTTAGAAGATTATGATTACGACGAAGATATAGATGAGGAAAGAGATATACGCAAAAAGAAAATTGCGTTTAAAGAAGAAGTTGCAAAAGCAAAAGGCTTTTTGGAGAACACTAAGAGTAAATATTACGACGAGATCAAGTTGAGACCCGGCGCTACTCAAGAACAACAAAAAGCAACAGAGTTTTTCAACCGATACCAAGAGGATCAAAGAGTAGCTGATCAACAGCACGCGGATTTTAAATCAAAAACAAACGATTATTTTACAAAGGAGTTCAAAGGTTTTGAATTCAATGTAGGTGAAAAGAAGTTTAGATATGGTTTACAAGATCCGTCGAAAGTTGCAGAAAACCAATCCAGTATTAATAACTTCGTAGGAAAGTTTCTTGACGATAGTGGTAATATAAAGGATACTAAAGGTTATCACAAAGCTATTTATTTAGCTTCTAATGCTGACAAGATTATTAATCATTTTTATGAACAAGGTAAAACAGATGCTACTAAAGAAATAATTAGTAAATCTAAAAACCCAAGCACAGAACCTAGACAAACTGGGACAGGTGAGTTTGTAAATGGAATAAAAGTCAAATCGATTAGTGGCTACGATAACTCTAAACTTAGAATTAAAACAAAAAAATTTAACTAAAAAAATTAAAAATTATGGCAAATGTAAGTCCAGCGTTCGGGAGTTTAATCCCAACGCAAAAAAAGCAAGCCTTAGAGGGCAATTATTTAAACTTTACTGATGGGACGAATGATTTCGCACAACAGTACTTACCAGAAATCTATGAAGCTGAAGTAGAGCGTTATGGAAATAGAACCTTAAGTGGTTTCTTAAGAATGGTAGGAGCTGAAATGCCAATGACTTCTGATCAAGTAGTATGGTCTGAGCAAAATAGATTACACATCTCTTATGAGAATGTAATAGCAACTAATGCAGGTGCTGTAGGAGCAAAAGTTTCTACTTTAACTATACCTGTTGGCGGTGCTGGTGCAACTCTTATTCAAAATGTTGTATCCCCTGGTTCTACTATTGTAGTGATGAATCCAGCAACTGGAGCAGAATTAAACTGTTACGTTGTTGCTTCTGGAGCTACTCCTGGAAGTGCTTTAGGTGCTGGTGTATTAACTGTTGCTCCTTATTCTCAAGAAGCATTAGATGGAACTGGAGCTGGAGCTGCTGAAATAGATTTAGTGACTGGTGGACCAGCGCTTAAGATCTTTGTATATGGATCTGAATACGGAAAAGGAACTGGAGACGCTAACAGAATTTCTGTAACGCCTTCTTTCACTCAGTATTCTAACTCTCCTATTATCATCAAAGACAAGTATGCAATCAACGGATCTGACACTGCTCAGATTGGATGGGTTGAAGTAGCTACTGAGTCTGGTCAAGGAGGTTTCTTATGGTACTTAAAAGCTGAATCTGAAACAAGATTACGTTTTGAAGACTACTTAGAAATGTCTATGGTAGAAGGTGAATTAAAATCTGGAACCTCAACTACAACTGCTAAAGGTACTGAAGGTCTTTTTGCTGCTGTTAAAAGCCGTGGAAATGTATTAGTAGACTTTACTGCAGCAACTGGTTTAGCTCAGTTTGATTCAATTCTTAAAAACTTAGATACTCAAGGAGCTATCGAAGAAAACATGTTATTCTTAAATAGAGAAACTTCTCTAGATTTTGATGATATGTTAGCTACTGTTGGTCAACAAGGTGGGACTGGTATATACCAAGGAGGTAGTTCTTATGGTGTATTTGAAAATTCTGAAGAAATGGCATTGAACTTAGGTTTCTCTGGTTTCAGAAGAGGTTCTTATGACTTCTACAAAACTGACTGGAAATACTTAAACGACGCTTCTACTCGTGGTGGTGTTGCTGATGCTGGTATCGAAGGAGTATTAGTACCTGCTGGAACTTCTACAGTTTACGATCAAATATTAGGAACTAACATCAGAAGACCTTTCTTACACGTAAGATATAGAGCTTCTCAAGCTGATGATAGAAGAATGAAAAACTGGATCACTGGATCTGTAGGTGGCGCTGCTACTTCTGATTTAGATGCTATGGAAGTTCACTTCTTATCTGAAAGATGTTTAGTAACTCAAGCGGCTAACAACTTTGTGTTATTCACAGACTAGTACCGATTAAATTAATGTAGTAGTTACCCTCGTTGAACTGACGGGGGTGATTATTACTCTTATTCACATTTTTATTATATTATATTATGGCTGCAAAAAAAGCACCAGCAAAGACAGTTGAGGTTGCTCCTCAGCAAGAAGTAGTAGCAAAAGTAGCTACACCAAAAAAACAAGAACCAGTAAAACCAACCTGGGAAATTAAAGATAGAATGTATATAGTTGTAGGTCAAGCACCTTTAACGTTAACTATTTCATCTAAACATACATCAAGGCACCCACTTCTTTGGTTTGATAAGGAAAAAGGTATCCAAAGAGAAATCAGATACGCAACCAATCAAAACTCACCTTTAATAGATGAGCAAAAAGGAGAAGCAACACTAGGACATATAATGTTCAAAGACGGAGTGCTTTATGTTAAAAAAGAAAAACAAAACTTACAAAAACTATTATCTTTATATCATCCACTATTAGGCAATAAATACTACGAACACAATCCAGTAGCTATTGCAGAAGATGAATTAGAAGATTTAGAGATTGAAGTAGATGCAATGATTGCTGCAAGAACAATGGAAGTAGATCAAGCCGAAGCAATACTTCGTGTTGAGATAGGTTCTAAAGTTTCAAGCATGACATCTAAAGAATTAAAAAGAGATCTTATGTTGTTTGCTAAAAGAAATCCACATTTATTTATGGAATTAGCAAATGATGATAATGTACACTTAAGGAACATAGCTATAAAAGCTTCTGAAATGAATATCATTAAATTATCACAAGATCAAAGAACCTTTACTTGGGGATCAAACGGTAGAAAATTAATGACTGTACCTTTTGATGAAAACCCTTACTCTGCAATGGCAGCTTACTTTAAAACCGATGAAGGTGTAGAAGTTTTTAGGTCAGTAGAGAAAAACTTAGAATAACATGTAATATTAATATTAGCTGGTCACTTCTCGTGACTGGCTGGTATTATAATAAAAAAATAAATAATGGCTATAAATGTAGATTTAGTTTATAAAACTGTCTTATTAATACTTAACCAACAACAAAGAGGTTATATAACTCCAGACGAGTTTAATAAAGTAGGTAATCAAGTTCAGCAAGGTATATTTGAAAAATATATGAGCGACTTGAATCAACAATTACGTATACCTGAAAATGATAACGAGTATGCTAATAGAGTTAAAAACCTAGAAGAAAAACTAGATATATTTAAAAGAATAGCCGCACCTACTTTTTCAACAGATCACTTCACAACTGCTTCACTGCCAAACTTTTATAGACTAGGTACCGTTATATACAACGATACTATTGAAGCCCAAATGGTAGAAAGAAACGAATGGTACAAAATTAAAAAAGCACCATTAGTTGCACCTACAAAAAAACAACCTGTATTTTTATACGAAGAAAATAAAATATACTTATACCCTACAACTATAACTACAGATGTTCAAGTATCTTATTTGAAACAACCAGCTATGATAAACTGGGCATATACAATTGGAGGATTAGGACAATACACATATGATGCTAGTAATTCAGTAAACTTCGATTTACACCCTTCAGAACAAGTAGATGTAGTAACTGGTATATTATTATACTCTGGAGTTATTATTCAAGACCCTACTATAATACAAGTAGCATCTCAAAAAATACAACAAGAAGACATAAACGAAAAATCTTAATAATACATGGGCTTAATTACAGAAAATAATCAGCAATATTACGCAGGAGTTCAAAAATATCTATCTGCAGCTGGTGCTGGCCAAGCCTTCACTACTACATTTGATACTGAATTAGTATTTGGTAGTTATGATCCTCTTCAGCAAAACTACGCTTTAAACAACTTCAAGCTTTACACCGCAAACGCCGGTGTTTTGACATATACAGAGTATACGTCAGCTTACACTGTTAGCGGAAATACAATTACTTTTACTGGTAACTTAGCGGCAAACACAAGTGTTGTTGTTCAATTAAAAATACTAAGCGGTGGTGAATATGGAAACAGAGATGCTTACGGTAATACTGTTGAAGAAAACTATGGTAGCTACGGCTACATATCTTTAGAAGACATAATAAACAACTTTCAAGTAGCTTATGTTGGAACTGGTAAACTAATACCGAGTTGTAACAGAACCGATATAATATTTCACGCTAAACGTGGACTACAAGAGTTTAGTTACGATACACTCAAAAGTATTAAATCCCAAGAATTAAATATACCCCCTGAACTAAGTGTTGTGATACCACAAGACTATGTAAACTACACGGCGGTATCCTGGATAGATCAACTAGGTGTTAAAAGACCTATATATCCTGCAAACAACCTAACTACAAACCCGTTTGAAAACCCTATACAAGATTCTAAAGGTGTACCAACTCAAGATAATTTTGGTAACAACGTTGAAGGAACATCGATAACAGAAGAACGTTGGAGAACAGCTAATGATTCTTTAATAAATCAAGATGTAACAGATGCGCTTTATAACCAAGGTTATGATAGCTGGGGATGGAACGAACAGATATTAGGTCAAAATTACGGATTAGATCCTCAATATGCTCAAGTAAATGGATGGTTTACTATAAATCACAGAGAAGGTAAAATGTCTTTCTCAAGTAATTTAGCGGGATCATTAATAGTTTTAGAGTATATTTCTGATGGTTTAGCTTCCGATATGGATACTAAAGTTCCTAAGATGGCAGAAGAGGCTCTGTATGCTCATATAAGCCACGCTGTGATAGCTTCTAGGATTAACCAACCTGAATATGTAGTTAGAAGATTAAAGCAAGAGAGAAGTGCTAAATTAAGAAATGCTAAAATAAGATTATCTAACATTAAACTTGATGAAATTGTTCAAGTAATGAGAGGTAAATCTAAATGGATAAAATCATAAATTAAATGGCTGAGATTAAAAATACCTTTCTTAAAGGGAAAATGAATCAAGATCTTGACTCTCGTATATTACCAAATGGTGAATATAGAGAAGCTAGAAACTTATCTATAAGTAGATCAGAAAGTTCTACAGTAGGTGAGTTTGAAAATGTTTTAGGTAATACAGCTATATCTAGTTTAACAGCTATTGGAGCATCCGCTACAACTGAAATAATTGGACAGCTAATTGATGAAAATAGCAATGTAGCATACTTTTTAGCAACAGACTATGATTCTCCAACCGAGGTTAGAGCTACTGCGGCAGATAATTGTTACATAGTTAAAGTAGATTTATCTGTAACCGTAAACACTAATCCTATAATTTTAGTTCAAGGATTCTTTTTAAATTTTAACAAAAGCTTTCCGGTAACAGGTATAAACTTAGTTGAAGATTTATTATTTTGGACTGATAATCTTAATCAACCTAGAAAAATAAATATTGCAAGAGCTCTTGCTGATGCAACTCATTACACAAATGAAGATCAAATATCTGTGGCTAAATATGCTCCTTATGAGCCAATATTAGTAATGGATAGAGTCAATGCTGTAATTACTTCACCTGACCCAGCTGTTAGCACTACTACTATAATTATAGATGATGATGCTGATTATGCTTTAATAAAAGTAGGTGATATAGTTACTGACAAAAACAAAATAACAAACCAACAAATAACTGGATTAGTTACTGTTATAGGAAAACCGGATCCTGCCGCAACTCGTGCATTAACATTGTCTAGTGCTATTACTGTAACAAACGGCACTGCAATTGACTTCAGTAGACCGAGTATGACTAATAAAAGGGATTTTGAAATGGCTAACCATTCGTCTGGAGCCGTTACAATTGATCCTATACCAGCAGTAGGCGCGACTAATCCGATAACGGCTACATACACTATAGGTCAAGGCTTAGGTGATAATGACACTAGTAATTTTATATATGGAGGAGACAACGGTATACCTAGAATAGGAGACTTAGTTAGCGGTGATGGTATTAGCCCAGACACAAGGGTAGCAAGTGTTAGCGTAGTTAATCAATATTCAAACCCCCCAAATTCATCAGCCCCTGAAAGATTTCGTACTTGGCAAGATATAACTTTTACTCTAAACAAGACAACTACATTAGCAAGTGCCGGTGTTATATCTATAAGTGATAATCCAAATTATGACGCTGCCTGGCAAGGTGATGAGAAACTACTATAAGATAAGTTTATAAGATTTAGCTATAGATTTAAGTTTGAAGATAACGAGTATTCATTAATGGCACCATTTAGCCAAGTAATGTTTATACCTAAGCAATATAGTCAGTTTGGTGGAGGTGCTTTTTCAGACGAGCAAGATATGGACAATACTTATAAATCAACTATTGTTAATTGGTTTGAAAATAATATAAATAATATATTATTAAAAATACCAATACCTAGTACAAGTGTTGCTAATACGATTTCTGAATTAAAAATAACTGATGTTGATATACTTTATAAGGAGTCTGATGCGCTGGCTGTTAAAGTTTTAGAAACTGTTAATTTATTAACTCCCACACCTATTGAATCCTCAATAGACTTTTACGATGCTGTTAACGGAAATAATACAAAGCATTTCATAGATTATGACTACAGCTCAACAAAACCATATAAAACATTACCTAACAACCAAATAACTAGAGTGTCTGATAAAGTGCCTATTAGAGCATTAGCTCAAGAAATAATAGGTAACCGCATTGTTTATGGTAATTATTTAGATAGACACACCGGTCCTAATTCGATAGCTTTTAGTGCTTTTGCCTCTAACAAGTCTACAAATTTTGACAACTATACTCAATTTCCGAAACATCAATTAAAACAGGATAGAACTTATCAAGTTGGTTTTGTGCTGTCAGATAAATACGGAAGACAATCAGACGTTATATTATCATCCTATGATGGAGTGGCTAATATACCTGGATCTACTGTCTTTAATCCTTATAATGACATAACAACACAGCAGCAGTCGCCAATACTTGATTGGCTTGGTAATGCTTTAAACGTAACTTTATACGAAGCAATAAATCCAGCCTACGATCCTATCACGGGTTCACCTGGAGTTTACAATGCAACAACTAATCCTTTAGGATGGTATTCCTATAAAATAGTTGTAAAACAAACACAACAAGAGTATTATAATGTTTATTTACCAGGTTTTGTAAATGGCTATCCTGTTATACAAAACTTAAGTGCTGAAAGAGACACTAGCTTTTTCACAACATTATTAGGTGATAATATAAATAAAATACCTAGAGATTTATCAGAAGTAGGGCCTAATGATATAGACTTTACTAGTAGTGAGAACATAATGATAAGGGTTAATAACCCTAGAATAAATAACAAAACAGAGGCTAATCCTCCGTATCTTCAAGACAGAGCGTGGAATGCTCAATACTATCCTGGTAATATAGAACAAGAAATAATACAAATAGGTACAGTTAGAGATTTAGAAATACAAGCAATTCCTTTTAAAGCAAACGCTATAGAGGGAGAGTATGGTGAGTCTAGCATATTACAAGCGTATAATTACTTTACTGCAGGAGACCCCAGTACTGGAATAGAAAGTGTTAACGAAATTCCAGAACCTACAGGCGCAATACCATGGGGTACAACAGGACCAGACGCTACTTTTTACAATG